CCCCTCCAGGCCGCCCGCCTGCAGCGCGCACGTGTAGAAGCCGTGGTCGTCCCGGGCCGGTGTCCTGGTCCACAGCGCGCCACCCCAGACGACCTGCCCGCCACGCTCCAGCCAGAGCATGGTGCGGCCCGGCAGGACGGACTCGCGGATCCGTGCGGCCATCGCCGGGGACTGGACGGGGATCGAGCAGGACAGCGACCCGGTCTTGCCGATGTAGTCGTCCCAGCTGACGCCCGCCGCCACGGGAAGGACGTCCAGGGTGGTGTCCGTTCGCAGGTCGCACACCCGCAGCTCGTAGGCGCCCTGGGCCATCAGGCGATCCTGTGCAGGCGGATCCAGCTCTTGGCGTACAGGGTGAGCGTGGAGGCGTGCGCGGTGTTCTGGGCCCAGCGGAGCTGCAGGGTGCCGGCGGTGCCGGAGGTGATGAGCAGGCCGCGGACGCTGGCGGAGGTCTGGGTGCCGCCGGTGCCGTATGTGCCGGCGGTCAGCGGGGTGCCGATGGTGGCGGATTGCGAGGCGTAGGCTGCGGCGCCGCCGGGCGCCGGGGCGTTCAGTGACCAGCGCATGCTCGCCCCAGCGGGGGCACTCCAGTCGGCCTTCATGTCGCCGGCGTTGAACGCGCCGTCGTAGGCGATGTACCCCTCCAGCTCGTACGTGGCGTTCGCCACGACGGGCAGGAGGAGGTGCGTGTCCGGGCCGAGGACCGCCGAGTTGGTGTAGGGCTGGTCGGCGGTCTTGGTGACGGTCTGCCACTGGCCGACGCCGGTGACCGCCAGGTTGCCGTTGACCTGGGCGGTGCCTGCGGCGGACCGGGTGATGGTGACGTCGCCGAGGGAGACCAGGCCGGAGTTGCCGAGCCGGACGGCGGCCTCCCATGCGGAGCCGCTGTAGCGCTCCAGGATGCCGGAGGCGCCGCCCGCGTCCCGCCACTGCCCGGCGTAGCTGCCGGCTGCGGCACCCGGGGTGATGCCGCCCGACGCCACGGTGTACTGCCGCTGGTCGGTCAGCGCGGTGCCCCAGTTGATGGGGGAGCCGGAGGAGGCACCGGCGGGGACGAGGATGTCCCACAGTCGCAGGTAGGCGGTGCCGGAGGCGGGCGCGGTCGGTGCGGATCCGGATCCGGCGGTGCCCTGCTGGTAGACGATCGATGCCTGCCGGGAGCCGGAGGAGTCGTAGTCGGTGTCGAGGACGACCAGCCACACCGTGTCGATGCGCGACAGGCTCGCGTGGCCGTTGGCGACGGACACTGAGGTCGCCGCGTCCACGATCACCGGGTAGGCGCCCTGCGCGGAGGTGCCCTGGACGACGGCGCGGCCCGGGGCGACGGAGCCGGTCATGCTGCTGCCGGTCAGCAGCAACGGTGTTCCGCCGGGGATCACCCCGGAGCGCACGGTGGTGGAGCCGGTCGGGGTCATGAGGACGGTGGACAGCCGGATCGCGGCCCGGGTGAGGCCCGTCAGCGCGTTCCAGGCGGCAGTCACGGCCATGGGTGACCTCCTGTCACATGTAGGCGGAGCGCCACCGGACGGTGGCCTGCGCGGCGGGGTCGGTGGATCCGGGATCAGCTCTGAAGCTGAGGACGGACTGGCCAGGCGGTAGGACGAAGGCGCCTTCGGGGGCGCTGCGGGACGTCGCCGTGTTGATGCGGGACTGTCCGCCGAGCAGCACGGTCCCGGCCCAGGTGTCGACGATCAGGGTGTCCGCGGCGCCGAGCGTGATGGCGTACTCCAGGCGCAGGCTGCCGAGGGTGATGGTGGGGGTGGTGACCGGGCCTCGGATTTCGATGGTCGGGTGAGTGTTGGTGTCGCCGTCGTTGGTGACGATCAGGTCGCCGGTGGCGCCGGCCGTACCGAAGGAGAGGCCGACCTCGGTGGGGCTGCCGAAGGAGAGGCCGGTCTCGGTCGGCGAGCCGAAGCTGAGCCCCGTCTCGGCCGTCGGCAGGACCGCGGACGTCGCGGCCTGTGCGACGGAGTAGCGCCGAGGGTCGGACGCCTCCCAGAGGAGGCTGACGGCGGGGTTGCCCGCGGTGTAGGCGGAGTCCGTGGGGATGACCCGGCGGGTGATCCGCGCATTGACCATCAACTGCTGGCCGGCGAGCTGAATGACCAGGGCCTGCTCGTCCTGGTTCAGCGAGGTGGCGGCCAGCAGCGAGCGTCGGACCGCGGGCCAGTCGGAGGGCTGGCCCGTGACCTGCATGTTGCAGGTGATGGACCGTCCCTGGGCGAGGAGTTGGCCCGGCAGTGAGCCGTGCTGCTGGGCGCGCGGCACGCTGCCGGAGTCGAGGCCGGGCAGATCCTCCCAGCCGGGGACGTCGCCGACCGAGAAGATCGTGCCGTCGCCCCAGAGCATCCCTGCCCACTGGATCTGCTGGTCGGCGGTGATCAGTTCGCCCGCCACCGTCTCACCCCCTTGCCCTGGCGAGGACCATCAGGTCCATGGCGGTCTGCTGTGCGCCGCCGGACTCGGATTCGTAGTAGTTCTCGACCTGCAGGACGGGGCCCTGCTGGCCGGCGGAGAAGGCGCCGGCGGGCTGTCCGGCGGGCGCGATGCCGGGGGCCGGGGCGAGGGCGACGGCCGCCCCGCCCACGTCCGGGTAGGTCCAGGCGGGCATGGAGATCGGGGGCACCACGGCGAGGCTCGCCATGGTGCGCGTCAGGCTGTCGCGGCCCGACTCGATGCCCACCTCGATGCCGGCGGGGATCCACCGGCCGACCTCGCGCGCCATCACCTTGGATGGCGAGGCGATGCCCAGCGCGCTCTTGATCGGGCCGGGGATCGCGGACGACACGAAGCTGACGAGCTTGTCCTTCAGCCAGCCGCCCATCGAGGAGATGCCCGACCAGAGGCCGCGTACGACATCGCCGCCGGCGGAGACCAGCAGGCTGCCGAGGTTGCCGAGCGCGCCGGTGATCATCCCCGGGACGCCCTTGATCCAGTCGATCGTGGCGTTGAACCCGGCGACGGCGCCCTGCTTGATGCTCTCCCAGTGCTTGATCAGCAGGCCGATCGGCGTGAAGTTCAGGAAGGCCTGGTAGATCCAGCCGGGGACCTGCTTGATCCAGTCGACGACGGCGTTCCAGCCGGCGACGGCGCCGTCCCGAATCGCCGCCCAGTGCTTGATCAGCAGGCCGGGGAGGGACCAGTTCAGGAAGAGCTGCCACACGAAGTTGGCGATCTCCTTGATCTTGTTCCAGATCCACTCCCACGCCGCGGTCGTGGCCGCGACGATCGTGTCCCAGTTGGCGACGATCAGCGCGACCAGCGCGATCACCGCGGCGATGACCCAGCCGACCGGCCCGAGAGCGATCAGCCAGGCCGCGGCCATCCGCGCGGCCTGCAGCAGCGATTGGACGCCCATCAGGATCCAGCCGCCGACGACGGCCGCAGCAGCCCCGACCTGCAAGGCGGCGCCGACCGCGGCCCGGGCGCCGGTCGCCACCCAGGTGGCGGCCTGCTGGGCACCGGAGACGACGGCCGCCGCCCCGGTGGAGATCCACGCTCCGACCTGCACGGCTGCCCCCGCCACGGCCGAGGCGCCCGCGGAGATCCAGCCGCCGACCGTACGGTAGCTGGCCGCAACGCTCGCCGCCGCCGACTCGACGGCCGCGACCTTCGTGGTCACCCACGCCGTGACCTGCTCGTACTTGGAGGCCGCGGCCGCCGCCCCGGTGCTCGCGTAGCCGACCGCCGCGGTGATCAGGGCGGGCAACAGGGCCGCGGTGATGACGCCGGCGACGATCAAGATCGCCGTCTTGTTGTCGTCGATCCAGTGGGTGACGTCGATGAGCGCCGGGACCAGAGTGCCCGTCAGCCACTTGGCCACGTCCGCGATGGCGGGCACCAGGTGCTCGCCGAGCCACAGGGCGGCGTCCGCGGCGGCCGGGGCGAAGGAGTCCTTGAGCCAGCCAGCGACCGAGATGACGGCCGGGGCGATGTCGTCGCGCAGGATTCGGCCCGCGTCGGCGACGACCGGCCCGAACTCGGTGCCCAGCTTGGCCGCGATGCTGGATGCGGCGGGCAGCAGGTCGTCCCGCAGCCAGTGTGCGACGTCGGCGGCCGCCGGCGCCAGGTGGTCGGCGAGCCAGGAGGCGCCCGAGGTGAGGGCCGGGACCAGCTCGCCCGCAACACGGTGCGCCAGGTCGCCGACCGCCGGCACCACGGTGCCCTTGACCCAGTCCGCGGCCTGCCCGAACGATGGACCGAAGGTCGAGTTCAGGAATGAGGCGGCGTCCATGAGCGCCGGCAGCACGTGGCCGCCGACCATGTTGGTGATGCCCTGCTCCAGGCCCCGCTTGAAGGCCTCGATGTGGGTGGCCGCGTTGTCGCGCAGCGCGGCGCCGGTCGCGTCGGCCGCGCCGGTCAGCGTGCCCAGGCTGGACGCGGCGGTCTTGACGTTGAGGGAGAAGATGGCGGCGCCGAGGTCTTCGCCCGGGCCGCCGAACAAGTTCTGAATGGCTTGGGCGCGCTCGGCCGTGGCCGGCATCTGCCGCAGCGAGTCCAGCACGCTGCCGAGTGCCGCGGTCGCGCGGGGGCCGCCAGCCGCGACGTCGGCGGTCATCTGCTTGGACGACAGCCCGGCGTCCTTGAACGCCTGGTCGACCGCAGCGCCGCCGCCCGTGACCTTGAGCGTGAACTCCTTGATCGCGTCGCCGACCTTGTCGGTCTCCTTGGCACCGCCGGCCAGGGCCTGGCGGACCAGACCCATCGCGGTGGAGCCTTCGATCCCGGCGGTCTTGAAGATCGGGGCGTACTCGGTGACGGTCTCCAGCACGTCGCCGGCGCGGGTGTCCGCGCCGCGCAGTCCCACCGTGATGAGGTTGAGGCCCTCGGTGGCGTCCTTCGCCATGCCGTTGCGGATCAGCTGGCCCACCGAGGTGGCGGTCTCCCCGAGGTCCAGGTCGAAGGCCTTGGCCGTGTCCAGCACCTGGGTGCTGATGGACTTGAGCTGGGCATTGGTGGCGTTCGGCGGGGCGAGGCCGGCGCCCATGACCGCGCGGATGACCTCGGTTCCCTGCTCGAAGCTGTCCGCCATGGTGCCGGCGAACAGCTCGCCGGCGACCTTGCCGTAGCGGGCGGCGTCGGGGCCGGTCGCGCCGAGCTGGGCCTGGAGCTTGCCGGTGATGGTGTCCTGCTCCAGCGCGTCGCCCAGGCCCTTGACGAGGACGGCGCCGACGGCGGCCGCGGCGCCCGCCACGCCGATTGCCAAGCCCTTCGCGAGGCGCTTGGCGAAGCCGTCGCCGGCCTCGTCCCCGGCATCCGCGACGGGACCGACGAGCTGCTGACGAATCGAGGACCCGATGCCCTGCACCGAGGGAATGATCTGCAGGCTCGCGTAGCCGACGTTCGGCATGGTCCATCCCCTCGATGCAGTTGTCGATCAGGTGCTCTCCGCGGCGGACACCGCCTGGCGGTGGGCGTGGGCGCGGGCGAGTGCCGCCTGGCGGGCCGCTTCCCGCTCCGGTGCGGCGGACCCGGGCTCCGTCGGTGCCGTCGGTCGGGGCAACTGCTTGGGCGGTCGGCTCTGCTCGTGCCGCGGTCGGCCCGAGTTGCCGCGCTGCCAGTTGGCTGCGGCGAGCAGGTCGACGGCGCCGGCGAGCAGGTGCTCGGACAGCGTCCACTGCGGTGTGCCGCCAGCCATGGCCACGCGAAGGCGTGAGGTCGGCGGCAGACCCCGGATGTAGACGCCCAGCTCACGCCACGTCAGCTCGCCTGTGAACAGTTGGCGGAGCCGCACGCCCGGGTAGGTCGCCGGGAGGTCGGCCTCGATGGCCTCCCCGTACTCCTTCAGGAGCCAGCGGAGGCCGGAGATTCCCCCGGGGTCATCCCGCAGTGCTCCTGATAGGCGCCGAACAGGGCCTTCAGTCGGTAGTTCGGGAGGGGCAGCGCCCGGAAGGCCTCCCAGTCGTCGCCCAGCGCGGTACGGAAAACGCCGACCATCGCTTCGATGTCGCCGCCCTCGGCGGCCTCCAGCAGGTCCCAGACGGACAGGTCCTGAAGGTGGGTGAGCGTCCACCGGCGGCCGGACCACTGGACAACGAAGGGGGTGAGCTCGACCTCGGCCTGGACGGCGTCGAGGTTGAAATCGAACGGCTTGCTGTCGGGCCGGGAGGCGGTGCGGGTGTTGGACATGCGCGGTCCTCGTCTCGTGGGTGCGCGGTGGATGGGTGGTGCCGGGGCGGGCGGACCGCGCAGCTCGCCCGCCCCGGGTCTCGGTGGGTCAGGAGACGGTGACCGCGCAGGTCCCGGCCTGGCCCATGTAGGTGGCGGTGATGGTGGCGGTGCCCGCCGCGACGCCCGTGACGTAGCCGAAGGCCACCGTCGCCTTCGGGGCGTTGCTGGTGGTCCAGACGCACAGCGGGTCCGAGGTGACGTTGCGGGTGCTGGCGTCGGAGAGTGTCGCGGTGGCGGTGAGCGCGCCGATCGCGCCGACGGCCAGGGCCTTCGTCGCGGGGGCGACGGCCACGGACACGACCGTCGGCGACTCGTACCGGTCGAAGAGCACACCGCCCGCGTCGGGGTAGATGACGGCCGCGAACTGGGCCTTCATCAGGTCCGTCTCGTTCTCGTCGCGGTCCCCGTCCAGTGCGACGATCCCGTAGTTGCGGGTGATGCGCCGCAAGATGACGCCGGAGGCCGGGTCCCGCGTCTCGAACGCGATCTTCCGAGGGACCGGCACGGGAACGACGATCTGGCTGGAGGTGCTGCCCGGCCACAGCAGCGACCGGACGGTCGGGTTGTCCTCCAGCGCGGTGAAGCTCTTCGTCAGCTTGAAGTGGTTGCGGGAGGTGCGGACCAGGATGCCGCCCCACGCGAAGTAGTCGTTGACGTCCTCGTCGCGGGCCTCCGGCATGCCGTCGTCCCCGTCGAGCAGGCCGATCAGGTTCCAGCCCGCGCCGAACGCCGTGTTGGCGTCGGCCGGGTTGGCGGTGCTGAGGCTGTCAGCGACCCAGACGTCGGCGTTCGCCCACAGCCGGGCCTTCGTGGTGTCTCCGGCCATGGCGGCCTACTCCTTCTGTCAGGTGATCTGGACCGGCCGGACGGATGCCGACACGGTGAACGTCGCGAGGTCGACCTCGCTGTCCGGGTCCTTCGCCGGGATCGGGCCGGTCAGGGGCCGAACCGACCGGATGACCGGGCCGACGTGGGTGACCAGCAGCGCCTGGGCGAGCTGGGCGAGGTCGTACGCCTGGTCGGCGTCCGCGTGCCAGACGGTGCACCGCAGGGTGACCCGGGTGTCCGCCATCGACGGGTGCGGCAGGTCCGCGTCGATGCGGACCATGACGTAGGGCAGATGCGGATCCTCCGGGGACCGGGTGTCGGGCACCCGGGTGCCGGTGGTGACGCCGACCGTGCAAGGTTCGGGGCGCCCGGTGAGTGCGTTCCGCAGGGCGCCGGCCGCCGCGGACTGCGCGTCGGGGAAGACGGCCGCCGCAGCCCAGCTCACCGGGTCTCCTTGACCTCGGCGCCGATCGCGCCCGCCGCCCGGGTGAGGATCCCGTCGCGCGCCTGCCAGCCCATCGCGCGCCGGTCGGCGACGGTGACCCGGGCGGCCTCGCGGTCGGTGGCGTAGGGGTGGACCGCGACGCTCTCCGGTGCGGGCACCGCCGCCCGGACCTGGCCGGCGACGGCCTGCGCGGCCTCGTCGACCATCGTCCGGACCTCGGGGCTCCGCAGCACCTCCCGCACCCCGGCCGAGTCCAGCTCGAACTCCACGCTGCTGCGGGCCACGGCGCCTCCAGGTGCTATCCGGTGGAGCGGCGCATCTGCCACTCCACGTGGTGGACGCCGCCGGTCAGGGGATCCCGCCAGCGGCCGACCTCGCCCTGCACCTCGCAGGTCAGGCCGTCGTGCTCGATGCGGTCGCCTGAGCGGACGTCGACATCCGAGCCTGGCTCGGACAGGACCCGCCAGCCGGTGACGACGGAGGTCCGCTCCGCGCCCGCGGTCTCGCTCTGGTAGGTCGGCTGGACGGACAGCCGCTCGATGGTGGTCCGGGTGGCCGCCCCAGGTGACCAGTCCGGCACGGTGTTGCCGCCGCGGTCGGTCCGGGCGCCGGGCCGGATACGTACGACGGACTGGTCCCAGATCATGCGTCGTCCCCCCGGTTCAGCCGGTGGGCCTCGACGGCCGCCGACCACTGGGCGGTGACGCCGACGCTGGCCTGCGCGCCGAAGGTCACCGACTCGGAGCCGGCGGTGTAGGACTGGACGCCGGGCTGCACCCGGTACATGGACCGGGCCTGGTCGATGACTGCCTCCTGGATGTCCCCAGGGACGACCGCCCACCCGTGGTCGTAGACGACGACCAGGCAGCGCAGGCGGAAGGGCCACAGGCAGCCGAGCCGGCGCAGGTACCCGTCGGCGGACCACTCGTAGTCGGTGCCCTCGACCAGCAGGGTGCCGGACAGGGTGACGGAGCCGATCGCAGTGACCGGGGCGGCGGGCAGCAGGATCGCGTCGCGGCCGTTGCCGTCGAGGGTGATGGTGTCGCCCGCCACCGCGGTGACCGGGTGGCGTACGGCGCCCCGGAAGCGGCGGCTTGCCGCGGTCAGGGCCGCCAGCAGGGTGGGATCGTCGGCGGGCTTGCCGAGCCAGACGGCGAGCTCCGCCGGGTCTGCGAGGAGATCAGTCGTCGACACCCGCCTCGCCCGCCTTGTTCGGTGTGGTGGTCCGCGCCTTGTTGGGCGCGCCGCGCCGTCCCTTGGCCGCCAGCGCGGGCGGGACCTCGGGCGCGACGTCCGCTGGAGCGGGGACCGCCTCCGGGGCGTCCAGTGGCACGCCGCCCAGGCGCTCGGCGTCCGCGGCGTTGAGCTTCATGACGGTCTCGACGCCGGGACGCACCGTCACCCGGTACTTCCTCAGTGCTCCGCCCACGGCGGCCTCCTGGGTGAGTTGGTCGAAGTCGATGGGGGCGGAGGAGGAGGGCGGGCCGCACGCCGCGTGCTCGGCGCCGCACGGGCACCGCCCTCTCACCTGCCGCTGGGCTGCCCACATCAGGGGGCGAGCTGGCCGGAGGTGCGCATCGCGGCCAGCAGGGCGTTCACCTTGGTGCGCAGGGCCAGGTAGTCCGTGCGCAGGGCGTCGTACTCGGCCTTGGTGGGGTTGGCTCCGGCGGCGGCGACCGAGGTGGCCGCCCCTGCGTCCGCGACCGCGGCCGTCTGCCGGCCTTCGCGGGCCGCGCCCGCCGAGGGGTTCAGGTATGCCATGTCCGTGCCTCCGATCAGGCGGTGAGGTCGACCTCGACGAAGGCGTTCGGCTGGATGACGCCGAAGGCCGCCCTCATCTCGGCGAGGATCGCGACGATGTTGCGGACGAAGAAGTCCGCGTGGGAGTCGGTCATGGTGACGGACGCCTGCTCGCGGTCCCACAGGATCGCCTTGCGGAAGTCGCCGACGTAGCCGACGCCCGCGGGCACGGCCTCGGTCTCGATGACCGGCAGGCCCCACAGGACCGACGCGGAGCCGACGCCGCCGGGCCCGCCGAAGTAGAACCGCCCCTCGTTGTCCTGCAGCAGGTCGACGGTCTCCAGGTCCGCCGGGTTGAGCAGGTAGGCATTGGCGACGGACCGGCCGACGGTGCGGACTTTCGTCTTGGCCTTGCGCAGGGTGGTGAGGATGTTGGTGTCCCAGGCCTGGGCCTGGACGCCGGAGACGTTGCCGATGCCCTCGAAGTTCTCCCCGGTCCCGTCGCCGGAGATCATCTGGTCTTCGAGTTCCTCCTCCAGGCCGTAGCGCAGGAAGTTGTCGATGAGGGTCTTGATCTGCGCCGGGTCCGACAGGGCGCGCTTGGTGATCGGAATCCAGTGCGCGATGGTCCGCACCGGGGTGGTGACCTTCGCCGCGGCGAACGCCGACTCCGGCTTGTAGCCGCCACCCGCGTTGGGGACCAGCGCACCGGGCACGGACGCCGGAGCGGTCGGCGCCGCGGAGCTGGTCGCCTCGGCCACCGGGGCGGCGTTGTTGGTGAAGCTGGTCATGCGGACGTACTCGACGGTGTCGCTGGTGGTCGTGCCCTGGGTGACGATGTCGCGCAGGGTCAGCGGGCGCTGGAACGCCTCGTTGCCGACGAGCAGGCCCCGGTAGTCGTTCTGGACGAACGCGCCGGCGGAGGTGTCCGAGGCGCCGGTGACGAGGGTCTTGAAGCCGACCGGCATCGACTGGACGCGCTGCTTCTGGCCGAACTGGCCGTTGGGGGCGGCGGCGAGGAGGGCCGCGTACTCGGCGGACTTGACGAAAGTCTCGCCGATGCTGGTCTTGCCGTCCGGGACGATGAGGCCGGACGGGGTGCGGCGCTCGCTCTTCTCGGAGATGCCGATGCCGTCGCCGAGGTCGGCGAGGGTGGCACGGACGGAGGCGTCGGCCTTGGCCTGCTCCAGTGCCTCCTTGGCGGCCTTGGCCTTGGCCATGTGCTCGACCAGGAGCGGGCGCTCCTCGTCGGTGAAGTCGCGGTTCTCCTCCTCGGCCTTGGCCGCGATGGCCTGGGCGCTGGTCAGGTGGGACTTCAGCTCGTCCGTGAGCTGCTTGATCTTGTCCATGTCTCTTCCTCAGTCCGTGAGCGTGGAGACCTCAGCCGCGAACACGGCGAGGTCGGTGCGCAGGCGGAGCGAGGCGGGGCCGGTCTTGGCGGCGTCGGCGGACGCTTCGCGGAGAGACGGCTTGGTCTCGTCGGTACCGTGCGGGGTCAGGTCGTAGTACTTGGCGAAGCGATCGACGAAGCTGTCGAACAGCTCGTCCTCGTCGAAGGGATGGGCGGGCGCGGACTGGTCAGCGTTGGCGGCGGGCGCGGGGCCGGCGGCCGGCTGGAGTCCGAACTGGCCGGTCCCCTCGGGGGTGGTGTTCTTCTCGGGCTCGGCGGCGGCGATGACCTCGCCGAGGGTGGCGTGGGCCTCCTTGAGACGGTCCACGTGCTTGGCGGCCAGGACCCTCCCCTCCTTGACGCCGGCGGCCAGCCGGGCAGCCTTCGCGGCGAGGAGTTCCGTCTCCTGGTTGGCGCCGACCAGGCATGGCCCGACCTCGTACAGCTTGAGCTCGCGCAGCTCGTAGTAGCCGTACCAGCGGCCCATGTCGTCGGTGCCCTCCACCCAGGCGCCTTCCACGACGTCGTAGGCGAAGGAGAACTGGGTGACCCGGCGGCCCTTCAGCAGGCGGTAGACCTGGGCCGCCTTGGGGTTGGTGTCGAGGTCCTGAATCTGGCCGGTGACCTCCAGGCCGTCGGCGGTCTCGGCGGCGGTCAGGACGATCCCGACGTGGGAGAACGGGTCGCCCCAGTCGTGGGACCAGATCACGGGGACCGGGTCGCCCTTCGCGGCCCAGTCCGCCAGAGTCTTGGTGAAGGCGCCCGGCTGTACGACGTCCCCGACGCTGTCGGTGTTGCCGAAGACGCTGACGAGCGCCGTGAACTCGCCCTCGGTGAGGCCGTCGGCGGTGCCGGCGGCCTTGATGCGGGCTGTGCACTGCTTGGTGCGTGGCACCGCCTACTCCTCTCGCTGGTACGTGAGCTTGCAGTTGCAGTTGGCGGTCTCCGACTCTTTGCCGTGCGCGTCCCCCGGCCACCTGCAGCCGTTGCCGAAGACGTCGTCGAGCTGAACCTTGTCGCCGTCCAGGGCCTTGTGGGACGTGCGGGGGTTGCTGCCGCCCGTGCGCCACACCTTGGAGGTGAGACCGGACGCGCCAGCGGCGTCGTGGCCGCCGAACGACCTGGTCTCGGTCGCTGCGGTGAAGGCCCGTCGGATCGCCGTGCTCCCGGCCCACACCGCCATTGCGGACTGGACCCGGTCCCGCCAGTCCCCTTCGGTGGAGGCCACCGCCGAGGTCAGCAGGTTCGAGCCCTCGGCGTCATGGGCCTCGGCGTGAGAACCGGCCGCCGTCAGCAGCCAGGCCAGCATCACGTCCGCGGACCACCCCTCGGCGTCGGCATTGTGTTCGGCGAGGACCTCCCAGGCGCCGACCTGCGCGATCCGGAACCCGTGCGCGGCGATCAGGGACTGCAGCTCGGCCCGGCGGTCGGCGGCCCCGGCCTCCCACGTCGCCATGACGTCGGGAGGAGCCAGGTCCTTCACGCCCACGGACGCCAGGAGCGAGGCGGCCTGCCGCTCCGAGCGGTTCCCCAGGCGCCGCGCGAACTGGTCGCGTTCGTAGTCGAAGTCGCCGAGCTTCTCCGGGCGGCCGGACGCCTTCGTGCTCAGCGCCCGGCCCCTCGAGGGGGCGGCCGCCTTCGGTGCGGTGTCCGTCGGTGAGGCCTGCCCGCCGGCGGTCACGTTCAGCGGGACGATCAGCTCGTCTCCGCCTTCCAGGCTCGGCAGGTTCATGCGGGCGCGCTGCTCGTTGCGGGTCATCCACGGCCCGCCGGTCGCCGTGCTGGCGGCTGCGGCCTGCGCCTCGAAGTCGCCGGCCATCTTCGCCGCGATGTTGAACTCGCAGTAGACGTCCTTGTTGTCCGGGATGTCGGGCAGCAGCTGGGCCTGGATGTCCTGCACGATGCTCTCGAACCACGGCCCGAGGGTGTCCTGATAGAGGATCTCGTGCTGCTGGACGATGTTGCTGTAGGTGGCGTGGTCGAGGATGCCGACCAGTGGGGGCGGGATGTGGAAGGCCGCGGCGACCTCCTCCCGGGTGAGCTTGCGGGACTCGATGTACTGGGTCTGCTGCGGGTTCATCGAGACCTGCGTGTAGCCCATGCCGTCTTCCAGGATCGGCGTGCCGCCCTCGGCGCCGCCGCCCTGCGTGAACGTGCGCCACATCTCCCGGAATCGGACCCGTGACTCGGGGCTCCATTCGGGGGCCTCGGCCGGCCGGGTCAGGACGCCGGTCATCCGTGCGCCGGAGCGCCACATCTGCGCGCGCTGGCGGCTGGACTCGCGGTCCTCCAGGAGCAGGGAGCGCAGGGCGTCGAGGCTGGACGAGCCGATCCGCAGGTCGTCCGGATGGTAGCCGTGGAAGTGCACGACCTGATCCACTTCGAAGCGCATTCCCGATGCGGCCTCGTAGTGGTCGGCCTGCAGCCAGGACCCGCCGACCGGCCGCAGTAGGGACGGGGGCGTGGGCAGCAGCCGGAGCGTGCCGTCCACCATGGCCTTGATCCAGTACGCGGTGTCGTACACCGCGAGGTCGGAGACCAGCCGCTCGATCAGCCGGTACTGGGTCAGGCGCGGCATCGGCTCCGCCAGGACCCGGGTGAGCCCGTGGTCCGTCAGGCGCTTGCGGTCGGTGTCGGAGACGCGCCGGAAGGTGTGGATGCCGACCTGCGCGATGTTCCGCGCCAGGAAGGAGACCACGGTACGGACCTGCGGCTGGGTACGCCAGATCTCCGTGTACTCCCACTCCGCTGGGGCGATCGGCAAGCTGTTGAACGCCTGCGCGAAGCCGGGCCCGGTGGGCTGCAACTGGCCACCGGTGATGACGAAGGCCATCAGCCACCCCCGCCGGCTAGCACCTGCATGAACTCGACCCGGGCCCGCTCGATGACGACCTCGCCGTCTACCCGCACTGCCTCCCGGCCGGCCTCCAGCAGCTCGGCGTCCCGCAGGACCAGCAGGGGCCCGCGCTTGGCCCACAACACGCCTCGGAAGGCCTTATCTGCGAGGTTGACCACCACGCGCCTGCGGAGGGCCGTACGGCGCCACCAGAACACGGCTACCTCCTCAGACGATCATCAGGTCGTCGTCCTCGTATGCGGACTTCTTGGCGGGCTCGCGGGTCATCGCTTCGGACAGCGCGGTGACCAGCGCCGACATGGCGTCGATCTTCTCGGCGGAGCGGGCCTTATCCGGCTTCACGTTGCCCGCCGGGTCCATCGCCACGGCCAGGTTGTCGAGCATCCACGTGACCGCCGGGTTGCCGCCGTGCCGCAGCTGCGGTGCCTCCGGCGTGCCCTTCAGGAGCAGGCGCTGCAGCTCCTTCAGCGGCGGCGACAGGGTGACGAAGCCCTGCCGGACCTTCACCAGCGGGGCGTTGGTCTTCCCGAGCTCGTTGGTGAGCGGGACCGCCGACCACGGGTCGAAGCCGAGCGAGCGGACGTCGAAGGCGTCGAGGTCCCGCTCGATCTGCAGCTGGATGTAGTCGTAGTCGGCGACGTTGCCCGGCGTCGTCACCAGCAGGCCCTGGCGGACCCAGACCGATGCGGCGCCGGCCGTGCGCCGGTCCAGGGCCTCGATGTTGTCCTCCGGCGTCCACAGGCGCCACAGGGCGTCGAAGCCGCCGCGCTCGTCGTCCGGGAAGAGCCAGCACAGCGCGCACAGGTCGCTGGTCGCCGCGAGGTCCAGGCCGCCGTAGGCCTCCCGGCCGGCCAGAGCCTGCTCGTCGACCATGCCGGCGTTGCGGCTCCAGGACTCCAGCGTCAAATACTTCGTCTCCTGCTTGGTGCGGCGCCCGAGGTGCAGGCGCAGGAACTTCGCCAGGTCGGCGGGAGACTGCTGGGCCTCGGCCGAAGCCTTCGCCAGGTACGCCCGGGTCGGGGAGATCCCGTAGCCCGGGTTCGCCTTGCGCCACGTCGCCTCGACGTGCGGATCGTCGCCGGCCTCGGCCGCCCAGACGACGCCGTAGAAGGTGGGGTCGGTCAGGGTGCCGCGGGCGACCTGCTCGCAGTACTCCCGCTTGCGGGCGTAGACCGTGTGCTGCTTGCCAGCGTCCGCCGTGGTGATCATCGCGATCAGCGGTTGGCGCCGGGATCCTGTGCCGGTCTCGATCGTCTCGACCAGGTCCGGGGTCTTGTGGACGTGCAGCTCATCCACGATCCCGCCGTGCAGGTTCGCGCCGTGCTGGGCGTCGGCGACGGAGGAGACGACCTCGAAGTAGGAGCCCGACCTCGTGTGGATGATCTTCTTCTTCAGGGGCTGCACGTGCCCCTTGAGCTTCGGCGCCTTCTCCGCAAGTTGCTTGACGGGCTGAAAGACGAAGCCGGCCTGCCGCTCACTGGTGGCCGCCGCCACCACCTGCGCGCCCGGCTCGCCGTCCGCGCACGTCAGGTAGATCGCGATGCCGCCGCACAACGTCGACTTGCCGTTCTTTCTCGGCACGTCCACGTACAGCGTCCGCACGATCCGCACGTACGCGTCCGCGTCGTCGTCCCACCGGACCCACCCGAAGACCGGCGCCAGGATGTAGGCGACCTGCCACGGGTCCGGTCGCAACGGCTGCCCGGCCCACTGGCCCTGGGTGTGCCGCAGCAGTCCGAAGGCCTTCAGTACCCTGTCGACCCGGTCGGGGTCGAACACTGCCCCCGGGGCCTCGCCCGGTGACGGGGTCCGGATCAGCGGCGGGCAGTCCGGCAGCGGGATGCCGCGCGCAGTCAGGTACCAGGCGACCTCCGGCGAGAGCTTGAGGCGCTCCAGCTCCGCCTCGTCCAGGAATGCGGCAGGGACGGCGGGTGACTCAGGCGAACGGGTTCTCGTCGTCCGCGCCATCGTCGGCCCCCCTCGCCAGGGCCTGCTCCGTCGAAGGGGTCAGGCCGAAGTGGGCCGCGAAGGCCCTCAGCTCGCGCGCGGCCGCCCGGGCGATGCCGACCGCGGGGTGCGCGAGCGTCCCCTGCTTCGCCTCGATCGTCAGACCGTCCCGGTGCTGCTGGCGGATCGCGTCCACGAAGGTCGCCCACGTCTCGCAGTACGCGGCGAGGACCGCCCGGTCCTCCGGCTTCAGGATGTCCAGGCGCTGCAGCCCGGGCACCACCCGCCGCCACTCGGCGGCCGCCTCGGCGGACAGCCAGGTCGGCGGGTTCGGTGCGATGCGACGGAAGGCCGGCCCGGAGTTGACCTCCCGGCCGCCCGAGTCACGGCCCTCGGTGGAGCCCTTGAGCAGTTTGAGGGCGGCCGGCTGAGCGATGCGACCCATGGCGACCCCCTATGCCGGATTCTGAGTGGGCGTCTTCTTGGT